CCGGCCTTGGTGTCGATGGGCTGCACCCAGCAGAGGCCGCGCGCGAGGTCCACCCGGTCCCAGGTGAGGCCGAACACGTTGGACTTCCGCAGCCCGGTCATAAAGGCGAACCCGACCGCAGCGCGCAGCCCCGCCGGCAGCACCTCGAGCAGCGCCTTGGCCTGCGCCGGGGTGGCGATGACCATGCGGCTACCGTCGCGCTTGTCGCCATAGGTGCGCAGCGCCGGCACCTGCTCAATCCACTCCCAGTCGCGGCAGGCCGTGTTCAGCACCGAGCGCAGCGTGATGATGTAGTTGTTCCGCGTGCCGGGCGTGGCCGGCGTGCCCTTGCGCGTGACGAGCTGCTCGATCTGCTCACCCGCCCACGCGCGCGTGATCTCCGTGAGCGACATGCCCTCGGCGCGTGCACACCAGAACGCGAGGTGGTGCGTGTAGTCGCGGATGGCGCTCGCCTTGGCGTGCTCGGCGAGCCACCGCTCGGCGGCCTCGGTGAGCGAGCGCGGCTGCTTCGCGCCGAGCTTCTCCTGGCGCCAGAGCTGCGCCCTCAGTTGGTCGTGGAGTTCCTGCGCTGCTTTGCGATCAGATGTCTCAGCAGAGCGCCGGAGTCGCCCGCCGTTCGCGAGCGGGATGTCGAGATGGTAGGTGTTGCCACGTTTGTGGATGGACATGGTTTGCATCGCTCCTTGGTTGCTTCGAGGATCTCCGCGACGTTGACTCGGATCGCGATGCCGAACCTGTAGTGCGGCACCTCACCCCGGTCAACGAGCCGGCGGAGCGTCTTCACGCTAACACCGAGTCGCGCCGCCGCGTCAGCAAGTGATGTAAGCACCTGCTGTTGAGATTCTCTCAACACCTCACCCATCCGTCAACTCTCCGCGCATGAGCGGCAGAAAGTCCTCCAGTTTCAAGACGATGCGCCACGGCTGGCCGTTCGTGCGGTAGGCCACGACGGGCACTTCGCCCGGCTGGCAGTGCTCCTCGATCTGGCGGCACCAGGCGGGCAGGGCGAGCGTCTCGCGGCGCTTGGCCTCAATCCGAAACCTGCCCACCTGGATGTCGTCGCCCGAGTCGCGGGCCTGACCCAGCTTCCTTTTCACGACGAAGCCAAGCTCGTCGCTCAGGATCTGCGCCAGCTCCCGCTCCGCCGCTGCGCCCTTGTTCCGTGACATCCTTCCGCCCATCGTTCCAGCTCCTTCGCCACCAGTGGCCGTTCTTCGGCTTACTTGCCACGCGGATCTTCGCCCGCGAGCAGCCGCGCGTAGAACAGCAGCTTGCCGGCCTCCTGCTTCGGGTCGTCCTTCGCGCCGAGTCGCCAGTTGTACTTCGCGACCTGCCCGCGCAGGTAGCCGCGCCACTCGTCCTCGGTGAGCTGCGCGCGGATGGCGTCGATGCACTCGACGCCGCCCCGGTTGTAGTGAGCCGGGCGATGCACCGGGTCGTGCTTTGTGCGCGGGCGCTCTGGCGGCGACGCGGCGAAATGGACGCACTGATGGTGGTCGCTCCACACCCCGCCGCAGTTCTGGCAGACGTTCCTGTTCATGCGTACCTCAGAACGGGATCGGGTCGTTGAAGTCGGCGTCGTCGGCCACCGGCGGCAGGTTCGACAGGTCGCGCTTCTTGCCGCGTCGCGGCGTGCTCTCGGTCACCTTCGCCGAGAACACCTTGCGCATCGCCTCGACCACGGGCTCGGTCACCGTGCCGGCGCTCGAGGCCGCGAGCTCCTTGCTCGAGTAGCCGTCGAGGCCGTTGCGGAACGTCTTGCCAGTGTCCTTGTGCGTGTACTCGATGTACGCATCGCCACCGTCCACCGCCTCGCCGAACGGCACCAGCGCCGGGATGAAAAGGTGCTGGTCGCACGCCGTGCGCTGCGCAGCCTTGTCGAGCGCCCGGTTGTGCGTCTCGCAGCGCCAAGCGCCGTCCTTGGCCGGCGTCGAGTGCGCGCAGGTCCTGCAGCTCACCTCGGCCACCTTCTGCTCGTGGCAGAGCTTGAAGAACGTGCAGCCCTTGCACTTGTAGTGCGCGGGGTCTTCGGAGAGCTTGGCAGGCGTGGTCGGCGAGTCGATGACCCGCTTCGCCCGCCCGCGCAGGGCCTCGAACGCCTCGGCGTCGAAATGCACCCACTCGGTGTAGATCTCGTCGTTGTCCTTGTTGACCGCGAAGTAGAGCGCCCGCTCGACGCCGAGCAGGCCCATGTAGACCTGCATCTGCGCGTAGTGCTGCGGCTTGCTCTCGGCGACGCCGAGCTTCTTCATGTCCGTGAAGCTCTTCGCCGAGTGCGTCTTCACCTCGAGGATCGCCCAGGACTTCGGCGCCTCGGGAAAGCCCTTGCCGATGCCGTCCACCGAGCCACCGAAGTGGCCGGTGTCGTCGCGGCAGTCGATCTGCTTGCCGTTCTCGTCGGTGTGCAGGTCCACGCCGATGGCGCGCAGTTCCTCGGCGACGACCGCCTCCTCGCGCTTGCCGCGGTCGAAGAGGCGCAGCATCCGCCCCTCCCAAGTGGGCGTCGCCGCCCACCGGAAGGAAAGCCAGATGTGCCGGTCGCAGTCATGGCCGATCAGCGACGCGCCCAAGTGCTCGCGATGTTCCTGCGTCTGCGCACCCCGCCACTGAATGACGGCCTCCCCAGTGGTGTGCTGCGACGCAGGGACCTGCGGCATTTACTTCTTCTCCCAGGGCCGCGCGGCCGCCCCCGGCTTCGGGCCAGGGGGGAGGGACGGGGCCGAGGACGGCCGCGAGGCTTGCTTGGTGGAGAGCGAGGCGTAGCCCATCACGCGATTGCGGGTGGGGTCCTTGCGGTCGAGGTCGATCTCGGCGAGCACCGGGCGGTCGTGCAGCTGCTCGGTGTCGGTGAGGTTCTGCACGCCGGCCGCGAGGCACAGCATCTGCAGCTGGCGCTTCGCGATGTCCTCGGCGGTCTTGTTCGGGTTGCTGACGTTGAGGCGGTCCCAGATGCGCCGGCCGCCGTGCGGGCCGTCGATGACCTGCAGGGTGAGCTCGATGTACTGGCCGGTGCCGGCCTGCGTGGTCTTGAGGTCGCTCGAGATCACGGCGACCTCGTACATGCCCTTGGGCAGCGGGGCGCGCTCGGGCGCCGGCGCGGCGACGTGGGTGGCGGCATCGAAGTTGAATTGCGGCATCGTAGTGGTTCCCTTAGTTGCTGGTGATTGCGGACTCGAAGGCCTCCCACGAGAGCGCGATGCTCTCAGGCAGGCCGTAACGGTTCTTGGCCATGTAGGCCGGCTTCTCGGCGGTGTAGAGCAGGCGCTCGCCGGTCGAGACGCCGCGGTTGTTGGTCTTGTTGAACCCCACGTCGTCCTTCTTGACGATCGTGCGGTAGTTCGCGAACAGCACCGCATCCGACCACTCGCGCACGAGGGCGCTCGAGCGCGTCTGCAGCTTCGGCTGATAGCGGTCGTAGGGCTCGACCTCGGGCGAGTCGAACCGCTTGATCTCGGTGTGCGCGATGAGGATGCAGATCATTCCCTTGTCGTTCCTGAGCGCGTTGAGCCCGTCGAGCACCTGCCGCCACTTCTCGGCGGCGATGAGCGCCCCCTTGCCGTATGCGAGGTCCTTGGCGTCGTGCGTGCTCTCGATCTCGCGCCAGATGAGGGTTTCGAGCCAGTCGAGCGAATCGATCACCACTGTGCGGAAATCGTGATCTCCGTCATACAGCGCCTGGATGGAGTCGAGCACGTCGCCCGGCTTCTTGGCGATGGGGAAGTGCTCGACCTGCAGCGACCCGAGGCCGTCTTCGGTCAGGATGAAAATGGGGTTCGGGGCGGCAGCGGCGAAGGTGCTCTTGCCGATGCCCTCGACGCCGTACACCGTCACGCGCGGCGCGGCGATGGCGGTGTTCTTCTTGATGGACTTGAGATCGAAAGCCATGTCAGGCCTCCTCGATGACGATGTAGGTCTTGGCGGGCTTGACGGTGATCGCGGGGGCGATCTGCCGCCAGAGGTCGGGGCGGTCGGTGCGGATCGCCTTGAGCAGCGACTCGTCGGCCTCGACCTTGGTCTTGACCGGCTTCTCCGGCCAGCCGGCCGTGAGCGCGAGGAGCTTGTCGAGGTCGGCCTTGTAGGTGAGCTTGCCGGTGGTCTTGAGCTTCATGCCGTTCTCGAGCGCGGTGCTCGAGCTGCCTTCCTCCTTGGGGGGGAAGAGCGCGAGGATCTGCTGCTCGATGTCGATGCGCCGGTTGTTCGCGGCGAGTTCGTCACGCTTCGCTTGCAGCCAGTGCTGCGCGAGTTCTTCTGCGGTCATCTTTGTAGCCTCGTGGTGGGGGCGGGGGAGGAAGTTAGCATCGTGATGCGAAAAGCGCAACACCTAGAGCAAAAGGCCCGGTTATACCGGGCGAATCCACAGCACCGGGGCTGCGGCCGTGGCGGCGACGTTCTCGATGGCGGAGCCAGCGGGGAAGGGCAGGACCGTCACGCGGTCGGCATCGTAGCCGCGCTTGACATACCCGACGTGCCGCGCTCCGCCCGACACCTCGACGACTGCCAAGCGATCGACCATCGCCTGGACGCGCGCGTCGAACTGCCCGGTGAAGATCAGCCAGCCGTCCTGCTGCAGCTCAGGCGCACGCACCTGGACGACGAGCGCGCCGGCGGGGACATCGCGCGGCGCCGTCACGCGGCGTGCATTCTTTGCCGTGACTTCGCGCACCGCGCCCTTCGCATCGACGTGTGCGCGCACGGGCAGCGAGCGCGCATCCTCCTCGATGGGGATGCCGGCGCGAGCGAGCACTTCGGTCACAGGGATCGTGAGCAGGCCGCTGATGCGGTTGGCCTCTTCTGCGGACATCGCGCGCTTGCCGCGCAGCATCAGCGAGACGGC